CCACAGGAACAGATGATGCCTCCACAGGAACAGATGATGCCTCCACAGGAGCAGATGATGCCTCCACAGGAGCAGATGGCCGAAGAACAGCAAATGATGCCACCAAATGCTTAGATCAACGATAGACCTTTTCGGGAAAGCGTATGGCGCTTTTTACGACACAGGTACGCAGGCCGTCACGAATACCGCGGCCGCAGTAGAGTATCTGCAAACCTTATCGCACCGTTACCATGAAAGCAGCTGAATTTGTGGGCAAACTTTTTCTTGCCCGTGATGTAGCCCATTCTGTGCATCTGAACACCAGAAGTTACGCAAAGCACAAGGCGCTCAAGACTTTTTACGAGGATATTGTTGACCTGGCGGACGAATTTGCCGAAGCGTACATGGGTAAAAAAGGGCTTATCGGGCAGATTCCTCTTCTGACTATCAAAAAAACAGGTAATATTGTTGAGTTTCTCGAAAATCAGGTTGAGGAAATTGAAAAAGAAAGGTATATTGTATGTGACAAAACGGATACACCAATACAGAACGTTATTGATTCCATCATCGCGCTGTATCTTTCAACGTTGTACAAGCTCAAATTTTTAGCTTAATGTCCGTATTTTTATGCCCATCAGCGAAGCAACAGTACTTCGATGCGAACGGTGAACCGCTTGCGGGGGGAAAACTGTACACATATTACAGCGGGACCACCAACCCGCAGGCCACATATACTGATTGGACCGGGACGACAGCCAATGCAAACCCGGTTGTTCTGGATTCACGAGGAGAGGCCAATGTCTACTGGCTGAACAACCTGTACACGGTCATGTTGAGAGACGCGGATGATACTCTCGTGTACACGCAGGACGGTGTAGCCCCCGCGTTTTCGCAAGGCAACCTCATTTATAAGGGCACATGGGATGCGGACACAAACGACCCTGAGCTTGTATCAAGCATTGGCACTACAGGCGACTACTATGTGGTTGATGTGCCGGGCGAAACAGAACTGGATGGCATAGACTCGTGGGAAGTGGGTGACTGGGCAGTGTTTGGTTCCACGGCATGGGAGAAAATACCCTTGAGTATCTCCGGAACAATCAATGGAGGTACCTATGCTTAAAGTATCAACCTTTTCAACGACATCCGCGAGCGCTGTCAACTACATGGGTGCATGGAACGCCAGCACCAACGACCCTGTGCTTGTGTCTGGGGTAGGCGCAACAGGCGCATATTATGTGGTCAGCGTTGCGGGGGACACGGATCTTGATGGAATTACAAGCTGGGGCGTAGGCGATTGGGCGGTATTTGGTACAACTGCATGGCAGAGACTTGAAGGTGGTACGCAGCTCAACGCAAAAACTCTTCTTGTAGAAGAAACATCGCAGTTTGAAGGAAATATTACGGCAACCGCGTTGACGGCATCGCAGGCTGTAGCGACGGATGCATCAAAAAGGCTTGTATCTGTACCAAACACAGGTTCCGGGGATAATGTGCTTGCCACGACCCCGACGCTTGTAGCGCCCATCCTCGGAGCGGCTTCGGCCACCAGTGTGAACAAAGTTGCGGTTACCGCACCTGCTACAGGGGCAACGCTGACCATAGCAGACGGAAAAACACTGACTGTGAACTCGTCGGTGACGCTTGCAGGCACGGACGGAACGACAATGACGTTCCCAACGACAAGCGCAACACTCGCACGCACTGATGCGTCGAACACATTTACNGGGCACCAGACGATTGANGGNGTGACCTCAACAGGTGCGACCGGTACGGGTAAACTGGTATTTGACGCGTCTCCGACGATTACAGGCCATCCGACGATTGAAGGCGTGACTTCAACAGGTGCAACCGGTACGGGTAAATTGGTTTTTGACGCGGCTCCAACGATTACAGGCCATCCGACGATTGAAGGCGTGACTTCAACAGGGGCTACAGGGTTGGGAAGGTTTGTTTTTGATGCGTCACCCGCGTTGACGGGGTCACCGACCGCACCGACTGCGACAACAGGGGATAACACAACTAAAATCGCCACCACCGCGTTTGTAACAACCGCCGTGGCTAATGTGGAAATAACAACCATTTCGGGAGGCACTTACGAATGAGCACCATTCTTGTAAAGAAAAACGATACCGCAGGCCATGTGCCAGACGCCGGTGATTTGACCAACAGTGCTGGAGGCGCTGAACTTGCGGTCAACACTGCGGACGGTAAACTGTATGTGAAGAATAGTTCTGGAGAAATCGTAGAAATCAGCCAAATGAAACAGAAAAAAATAGAAGCATTCCCCTCGTCCGGCACTTGGGACGTACCCGCAGGTGTCACCTACGGTATAGTATATGTCATCTCTGGTGGTGGTGGAGGTGCTGGTACACCTAACGACGCAACCGCTGGTGGGGATACGAGCGTAGCTTGCACCGCCACTACAGTGACCTCGGCAGGCGGTGCTGCGATGGCGGGGTACGATGCAGGGTACTACTTTAAGTGCCTATCGGGTCAGGCGAACACAGGTGAAAGTGCTACGATTGGCAAATTTAACGGTTTTGCTGTTGGGTCTACCACAGCCTCAGTAAAGGTTGTTGGTGTTGACCTCACTCCCGCAGAGACCGTGACCGTGACGATTGGCGCAGGAGGAGCGCAGGGTACTTTGTACTCCGGCCCCCCACCCGGACCAGGAACAGCGAACGGTGGTTCTGGATACGCTTACATTGAATATTACATATAACAAGGAGATACTATGGCGCATTACGCAAAAATAGAGGATGGCATCGTCACAGAGGTGATTGTAGCCGATGAGGCTTTCGTTCAGAAAATCGGTGGAGAGTGGGTGCAGACAAGTTACAACACCCACGCAGGACAGCACCCAGATGGCAAACCGATGCGAAAGAACTTCGCAGGTAAGGGGATGATTTACGACAAAGAAAGGGATGCTTTTTATATGCCCCAGCCCAAACCTGACTGGGTGTTTGACGAGGAGTCCTGCACTTGGGTTGACCCAAACCCTCCGACGATGAGCCCGGAAGAGCTTCGCGCGGCGGCCTACCCACCTGTTACGGAGTACATTGACGCCATTGTTGAAGGTGACCAGAAGAAACTTGACGAATACATCGCCAAATGCAAGGCGGTAAAATCTAACATTCCAACGATATGAGCGAGCCAATTGCATTTTTACAGAACGGGAGCACAGCCAATATCACAGCTGCGCAGGACCCGCCTACGCCGATTCAGATTACCTCAAACTTCAGTGCTACGGGTAATATTCTGCCCCGCCTACAGTACCGTATTCTGAACACAGGCAGTGTTGTTGTGTTCCTTGGTGTTGGGCATACCTCAGCTGAAGCGACCGCCAATTCTGCTGTTGTTTCAACAGTTGGTAATGGGATACCTCTTCTGCCGGGTACTGATGAGGTGTTCAGTTTCCCTGGGGATTCGTACTTTACCGCGTCCATCGGGTCCGCCACCACTGCCGCCGTGTACATTACGCCCGGCGAAGGACTTTAAGAAAAAGAACCCGTACTGGCCCGGCTGACCAGGGAACTTAATTGTTCAAGTTATGTCTGTAGAAGAAGCACAGTTAGCGGAACTTACATCCGCGCCGGAACAGGAAGGGACGGCCACACCTGAACCCGAAGTTACAGCGCCGGAAGAAACGCCAGTAGAGACGCAAGAAACTCCTAAAACATTTACACAGGAGGAACTTGACGCCGCCATTGGCAAACGTCTTGCAAGAGAGCAGAGAAAGTGGGAGAGAGAACAGCAGACAAAGGCCACAGAGCAACCCGCAGCGGTAGATGTACCGCCCGCCGATTACTTCGATACCCCGGAAGCCTATGCAGAAGCACTGGCCGAAAGGAAAGCCGAAGAGATTCTGGCAAAAAGGGAAGCGATGAAGCACCAGTCTGAAGTTGTTGCCGCTTATCACGACAGGGAAGAGAATGCGAGGGACAAGTATGACGACTTCGAGCAGGTCGCATATAACCCCAAACTGCCTGTAACCGACGTGATGGCGCAGACAATACAGTTTTCAGAAGTAGGGCCTGACATTGCGTATTACCTCGGGTCCAACCCAAAGGAAGCTGACCGTATCTCGAAACTTCCTCCACTCGTGCAGGCAAAAGAAATCGGACGGATTGAAGATAAATTGATTGCCAATCCGACCGTAAAAAAGACAACCAGTGCGCCAGTGCCAATTGCGCCAGTCACTGCCCGAACGACCGGAAGCCCTTCGTATGACACCACCGACCCGAGGTCAATAAAGGTGATGTCAACATCGGAGTGGATTGAGGCGGAAAGGCATCGGCAGCTCAAGCAGCTCGAAGCGCGCAGGAACCGCTAACAGAATAAACACTTACTATTATGTCCAACTCGATTCTTACTATCGATATGATCACGAGGAAAGCCCTCGAGATCTTCGAGAACAACCTTGTTCTCACCCGTAACGTCAACCGCCAGTACGATGACTCCTTCGCAAAAGAAGGGGCCAAGATTGGCTCAACCCTGCGTATCCGCAAGCCCGACCGTGCAACCGTGCAGGACGGCGCCACTCTCGATGCCAAGGATGAGAACGAGCAGAGCACCTCGCTCACCGTTTCCAGCCAGAAGCACATCGGCGTCAACTTCACCACTGCCGAAATGGCGCTGTCGCTTGACGACTTCGCGGATCGTATTCTTGCGCCTCGCGTAAGCCAGCTCGCCGCTGCTGTTGATGCCGACGTGGCCAACGCCTACAAGAGCATCTACAACTCGGTCGGTACTCCTGGCACCACCCCTGCCACTTCGCTCGTGCTTCTTCAGGCACAGCAGAAGCTGAACGAGGGTGCTGTTCCGATGAACCCCCGTTATGCTACCGTCAACCCTGCCGCTAACGCAGGCCTTGTTGAGGGCATGAAGGGTCTCTTCAACCCCAGCGCTACCATTGGTTCGCAGTTCAAGAGCGGCATGATGGGTGAAGGTGTGCTTGGTTACAATGAGATTGCAATGTCGCAGTCCATCAAAAGCATCAGCACCGGTACCCGTACCAACGGCGCAGTTACCGATACCGCAGTTACCGAGGGTTCCAGCACCATTGAGGTCGATGGCCTTGGCGCAGATGCCACCATCGCTGCTGGCGAGGTGTTCACGATTGCTTCTGTCTACGCTGTCAACCCGCAGACCCGCGAGTCTACCGGCAGCCTTCAGCAGTTCGTCGTGACCGCAGCCGCTACTGCAAGCGTAGGTGGTGTTGCCGAACTCTCCGTCAGCCCTGCTTTCTACCCGGCTGATTCGGCTACCGATGCAAACGTGGCTCTGGCTACCATCAACGATATGCCCGCCGAGGACGATGTGGTTACCTTTGTTGGTTCGGCTTCTGCTCAGTACCCGCAGAACCTTATCTATCACAAGGACGCCATCACTATGGCTACTGCTGACCTTCTGCTCCCGCAGGGTGTCGATATGGCCTCGCGTCAGGTTCACAACGGTATCTCGCTGAGGATTGTCCGCCAGTACGATATTAGCACTGACAAAATGCCTTGCAGGATTGACGTTCTGTACGGGTACGGTGTGATTCGTCCTGAAGCTGCTGTCCGCATGTGGGGTTAAGCCCGAAACAACCCCCTCTTCGGAGGGGGCATTTTTTAATTTTCAACTGGAGAACACTATGGGAAACACGAAACCTGTTGGTGTTGCTTACTCCGACCCCGAAATCAACGGCGGCGCTATTTCTGGCGCTACTGTTTCTGGATGTACCATCAACAATGATGTTACCGGGGATGTGACTGGCNANGTNACTGGCAACGTAACTGGCGACGTAACTGGCAACGTAACTGGNAACGTAACTGGNAACGTAACTGGCAACGTAACTGGAAATGTGACCGGGTATGTTATTTTTCCGTCTGCTGACCCGCTCGTAGTTGGGGCGTGGTGGAATGATGGGGGTACACTGACGATCTCGGCAGCCGAGTAATTTCAATAGGGGCCTTCGGGCCCCTTTTAAAATTTCAGAATTATGGTTATATACTTGAAACACCCGATTCACGGCACCAAGGTCGCATGCTCCGAAATGGAGGCCGAGTACGATAAGGGTAATGGCTGGGTTGAACTTGACCAAGAAGCCAAAGAAATTGAAGTTCCCGCTCCTGCGGTTGAAGAGGAGCGTGTAAACAATCTCGTCAGGAAGCCTGCAAGCAGGCGCCGGCGCAAAATAGAAGAGTAGACATGGCAACCACCGCTGGAGACCAGATAAACGCCGCACTAAGGCTTCTTGGCATTTTAGCGGAAGGTGAAACCCCTTCTTCCGAGATGTCGAACGATGCGCTTGACGCGCTCAATCAGATGATTGACTCGTGGAGTACAGAGCGTTTGGCCGTGTTCGCCACGGAAGACCAGGAGGTTTCATGGCCTGCGGGGTCTGCAACGGTAACTCTTGGCCCGTCGGGGACATCCGTAGGCAATAGGCCCATAAGCGTTGACTCGGCCACATATTTCACGGATCCCGCCAACCTGTTGTCGTTTGGTATTAAACTCGTCAATCAACAGCAGTACAACGCCATTGCGCTCAAAAGTGTAGTGTCTACATATCCGCAGGTGATGTGGGCTCAGATGGGTTATCCGGATATAACGCTTACCGTGTATCCTGTTCCTACAACACCCGTTGTGATGCACGTCGTTTCCGTGCAGGAATTGACTCAACCCGCTACACTGGCTACTGAACTGGCATTCCCCCCTGGATACCTCCGGGCGTTCAAATATAATCTGGCGTGCGAGATTGCACCGGAGTTCGGGGTAGAACCCGCGCCGACAATTCAGCGTATCGCAATGACCAGCAAACGCAATCTGAAGCGCATCAACAACCCTGATGATGTGATGAACATGCCGTACAGTATGGTTGCTACTCATCAGAGGTATAATGTATACGCCAACAATTACTGATGAAGACACCAATTCTTGGTTCAAGCTACGTCACCCGTAGCCCGAATGCAGCTGATAGCCGCATGGTGAACCTCTATCCGGAAGTTGTGCCGGAAGGAGGTAAAGAACCTGCGTATCTCAGCAGATGCCCGGGGATGGTGTACTTGGCGAACATGGGTACAGGCCCGATTCGCGCATTGTGGACGCAGACAAACAAGAATGTGTTTTANGTCGTGTCGGGGCAGGAAGTGTATATGCTGGATGCCGTAGACGCAACACCGGAGCTTATTGGAACAATGACCGACACGGGGACAGACCCCATAGTTATTGACGATAACGGTACTGAAGTATTTTTTGCATGCAACCCAAAGGCGTATATATGGGACTCTGTCGCCGAGACCTTCGCTGAAGTCACCGATGTAGACTTCCCTGGTGCGCAGTCGGTAGCGTTTCTTGACGGGTATTTTCTCGTCAATAAGCCCGACAGCCAACAGGTTTATGCTTCCGATATTTACGATGGCACGTCGTGGAACGCCCTTTCATTTGCCAGTGCGGAAGGTTCGCCTGATGGCGTCGTCCGTATAGCCTCGATGCACAAGGAGTTGTGGGTATTTGGCCACACAACGACCGAGGTTTGGTACGATGCCGCGACAACACCTTTTCCACTTGCGCCTATTCAAGGTGCGCTTATCGAAACCGGATGCGCCGCNCCATTTTCTGTGGCGGAGCTGGACAACACCTTCTTTTGGCTCGGTGGAGACTCCAGGGGTCGGGGGATGGTGTACAGGGTAAACGGGTACATTCCACAGCGTATTTCAACGCACGCGGTTGAATGGCAGATTCAGCAGTATGCAGACATTACTGATGCCGTAGCGTACACGTATCAGCAGGAAGGGCACTCGTTCTATGTGCTGAACTTTCCGACCGCTAACACGACATGGGTGTACGATGTGTCAACAGGCGCGTGGCACGAACGGGCGAATTTTATGCGCGGTGCGTTCATCCGACACAGGGGGAACTGCCATTGCGCCTTCGGTGGCGTACCTGTGGTCGGGGATTACAACAACGGAAACATATACAAACTGGATGTTGACGTATACGAAGATGCCGTCGGTACACAGAAATGGCTCCGGTCGTGGAGGGCGTTGCCTACAGGGCAGAACAATCTGAAACGCACATCCCACCACTCGCTTCAGCTTGATTGCGAGACCGGTGTTGCACCAGTCAGCGGGCAGGGTGACGACCCGAAAATACGCCTGCGCTGGTCGGACGATGGCGGCCATACATGGTCGAATGAGCATTGCCTCTCAATGGGTAAAATTGGAGAGTACGGCAAACGGGTCATCTGGCGCCGTCTTGGCATGACAACAAAATTGCGCGACAGGGTATACGAGGTATCCGGGACAGACCCTGTGCGCATCACGATTCTCGGTGCTGAAATCCTTATAACACCAACAAACGCATGAGCGACATCACGACCATACCTGCGGCTCGCGTGCCTGTGCTTGACCCACTCACGGGGTGTATGTCCCCCGTGTGGTACCGATTTTTCCAGAACATCTACACAATCACCCGTGACCTTGACAACCCGACGCTGGCCCTTGAGACCTATGCAAATAACGCCGCAGCGATTGCAGGAGGGCTTATAGCCGGGCAGTTATACCAAGTTGACACAGGTGTTGACCCACAACCACTATACATTGTGCACTGATGAATGAAGATTTGCAAAAAATAAATGAATACCGTAAGGGTATTACTGAACTTTTTGCTATAATTAGGGAGCATAAAGACGCCTACGAGGGCGAAGCCGCGGAGGCTATTAACCCTCTGAAACACTCTTTCGGAAATGGGTGCTATATCAGGGAAATCACGATGCCTGCGAACCAGATCATCGTATCGAAAATCCACAAGTACACGCACCCCTATTTTATTTTGAAAGGAGAAGTAAGCGTACTGACGGAAGATGGGCCTGTTAGACTGAAAGCACCTTATTACGGGATGACCCCGGCGGGAACACAGCGATTGCTCTATATTCACGAAGAGACTGTGTGGGTGACGGTTCATGTAACGAATAAAACAAACGTAGACGAAGCAGTAGAGGATGTGACCGCGCCGGACTTTGAATCTCTCCCGGAACATGAAACTCCATTGCTTGTAAGTATCAAACAGATTGCAGGAGAAGCGATATGAGTATGGTAGCAGTAGCAATCGGCACAACAGTCGTGGGCCTTGGCGGTGCGGCTCTCAGTGCCAGTGCGTCCAGAAGCGCGGCTAATACACAGGCTGAAGCCGCATACGAAGCCGCTAAACTTCAAGCAGAAGCTGCCAAATATCAGACGGATGTCCAGAAAGACATCTACGAGCAGCAGAAAGCGGTCATGGCTCCGTATGTCGCGGCGGGTGAAACCGGGCAGAATCGTTTGCTTGAGTATCTTGGTATAGGTGGTTCAGCAGACGCGCAGGACTATGGCAAGTACGCCACAGCGGAGTTCACGCCCGACCAGTTCCTTGCAGGACAAGACCCCGCTTACGCGTTTCGGATGAGCGAAGGCCTTAGCGCGTTGGAAAAAACTGCCGCAGCGAGAGGTGGGCTTCTTTCTGGCAACGCGATGCAGGCCGCCCAGACCTACGGGCAGGGGCTTGCCTCGGAAGAGTATCAGAACGCGTTCAACAGATACCAGACCACCCGCGCCAACACGCTTTCTCCATACCAGTCTCTTCAAGGCGTCGGGCAGGCCGCAGCAGCCGGGCAGGCCGCGAACCTCAGCAGTCTTGGATCCAACCTTGCCAACATTTCACAGAATTCTGCTGCCGCGCAGGCCTCGTATAACACTTCTGCTGCGAACGCATTGGCAGCGGGCACGGTAGGGTCTGCAAACGCATGGAGTTCAGCGCTCAATAACATCGGTGGAATGGCATCATCGTATGGGCTGATAAAGACTCTGAAGTAAAGCGCAATCAACGCCAGATATAACGCAAATCTTGGAACCCTTTGGTAACACCACTATGGCAATAGATCCTTCAATTCCGCTTCAGGCGAAAGCCCCCCAGATGCAGGACCCCCTTGAGCAGTACGGACGGGTACAATCCATCAAAGCCAACCAGCTTGCTTTGCAGGAAGGCCATCGCAAAGTACAGACCCAGAATGCGCTAAGAAACGCTTTAGCTTCTGGGGCGGACCTCAACGACCCCGAAGTGGTCAACGAACTTATGGCCATTGACCCTACGGCTGCGATGACGCTTCTAGAAGGCAACCTAAAGATGCAGCAGACCCGGCATGCTACGCAGAAAGACGCAATCGAAAACGCCCGCGCGGGGTTGGACTTTGTC